CTGGATTTGCCCGAACAAAATCTAACCCTAACCCATACCGATCTAACTCCACCAGTGCGCTACTTGGGGCACCTCCGTAAAGGTAGACAGGGAATAGGTCGTTATAGCTGCCAAGTGCTGCGCCTTCGGGTCCTGTGCGCTGAGTGAACGCTGCTGATGGATCATACAAAGGCGCAGTGAACGAGCCGCCTGGTAAAACCGCCCCTGTCATAGGGTCAATTCGCGTGCCGTAACTGCCAAAGAATGTGCCACCTACACCACCTGTGTCAGGGTCGTAGTACGCCTTAGATGAGTCAGTTGGCACACCTCCTTCAATTACAGCATCAGCTGCTGGTGATTCTGTAGTTCCACCTGCAGTGGTATCAGTTCCCCACTGATTAGCCGCACTAGGGGCTTCTGGGGGTGGTGGACCATCATCTCCAGCTTCTACAACTACTTCAACATCATCGGATAGGACAGGTGTCTTAGGTAGCGCCACTACCTTTTCGCGTCGGTCACCTTGACCAGTAGACCCACCTTGACCAGTAGACCCACCTGAGCCTGCCTGTAGGTCATACATATCAATACTGCCAGGCAGTCCTACACCGCTAATCAGGTCATCTATCTGCGGATCAGTAAACGAGTATCGGTCGGGGGGTAGCTGCCCACGCAGAAATTTCCGCAGGCCAGGCATATCATATTTCTTGGTACTGGCATTATAGTATGGCGTTGCAAAGTTACCAGGGATACCAAACGTGCCCACATCTACCATTAGGAGACTCCTGCCTTGGGTTTGCGCATACGTCCTATCGGCAGATACTGCAGGTGCGTATGGCGAATTCTAAAAGTTTCGTTGTTGTTGTTGTTGGTAAACTGTAGACTGCTCTGGGGGTCATACCCACTCATATCAAGGTCTGCGGAAACCATGCGTAGACTGCCTAACTTGCCTATGTCTACCTTGTCAACGCCCAATGTGAACCCCGATCCTACCAGGTTCAGCAAGCCTGTCACGCTGGTCAGACCACCCGATTCCTGAGTTACCGTAACATCGTAATCGCCACTCTCATCGAAGTAGGTGCGGCTGTATAGCCAGCGAAGGCGCACATCTCCACCCTGTGGGGCAGGGGCACCTGTGATAAAGTTGGCAGAGATAGCACTGCCTGCATCGTTGTCGTTGGTGGATACCATGTCGTAAAGTTTGCCATCGAAGCCCCCTGCGTGAGGGGTTCCCCCTACCAACGCAGAGCATCCTCGCTCGAAGCCCGTATAGGGTCCCATCCATATGTCAAAGCGCTCATTGTAAATGATGGCATAGTTCATTTTAGTAGCAGAGCCATAGGGGATGAAGAACCACACTTCGTTGACGCTCGGATAATAAACCGCATGGATATGAGCTAATCGTGCGCTATTAAAATTGGGCCAAAACCCATCGTCTAACGCATAACTGATTTTGCGAATCTCATCCCCACCAGACCACATATAGATGCCATCGGGACGCACAAACAGCTGACGCTCATTGGGTAGCGTCAGGCAAGCCCTAGGTGCTATCGTCCCTGCCTGTGTGCGTTGTTGCAACTGAAAGGGAATGCTGGAGTTTCCTGTGGGTGTAAGCGTGTGAATGCCATCTCTGGTATGTATCGCCAGTGCATTCTGCATCGGAACCAGCGCAGTGATGTCATCACCCACATTGTAGAAGTTGGTAGCGCCCCATGTTTCTATATCCAGAATGTCGCTACGCCAGAGTCTATTAGGATGAGCGTTGGTATTGCCTAACCACAGTCTGTTGTCCCACCACGCTACGTGTGCCGCATAGGTAAAGCGCGAATCCAGACCCAACACAGCAACATTACTTGCTCCTGCCCATACAAGAGGTGGATTGACTCCATTGACTGCGACCATCCTGTTCTTATTTGTGTCTTTTTCACCCGTGGTTACAAATTCGAAATTATTGTCATCGCCAGCGGTGATCGTTGCCGTATCTGTAATATCCTGCCAACCACTGTTGTAGTACTGGATCGTCGCACCTGCGGTGATGACCGTGTAGTTGCTGGTGCTGTTGTAGGCGTAGTCATGCACCCCTGTGATCGTTGGTGCGCCAGTGATGGCAGCGACCCCCTCATAAGAGGCAAACCCCTTGCGCTTCTCTACCGCTCCTGCAGCATTGATACGACAGTTGTTCATGGAAGTGCATTCATCCGCACCCACATCCTCAGCAGGGCGATTATAGATCACACCCCCTGTCCAAGGTCCAAGTTTTACACTGCCGCCTTGATAAGCCATTAGCCCACGGTCCCATCCACTGGCTGAAAGGCGAAGACCTGACTGCTATCCACACGGTGCATCCTATATCGCCTGTTGCCATCGGTTTGCCGATTGACATTTAGCGCTCGGTTGACCACCTGCTGGTATTCGGCAAACTCTAAGGTTGCCCCTTCGTAATCGCCTTTCTCCTGCTTGTATAAGCGTGCCGTGCCGAAGTAAAGGGCTGGCTGTATAATCGTTGGCACCTTAACGCTGAGATTTACACTGTCATCGTCTGAGGTGTAGTCAGGCAGATAGGCGTAATAGCGATAGTCGATGTCGGTATTTGAATCGTCAGGGGCTGGATGCAGCTGCACCTGCTGATACCCTGTCGTTGTGTCTAAGCCCACCATCGTCACAGAGTAGGGTTCACCTGTTTGCGACTGATCGGGATCGCGCAGGTCAAGCGCTTCAGACCCATCGATGTGCATGACGTAATCTTGCGAGTTATTGCGAAACGATAGTGGGTAGGCCAGGTCTGATGCCAGCGTGTAAATCTTGGTAGACGCTACGCTGCTGAGCGTGCCGTAGATCGACCCTGACTGTTGCACCCTTTCACTGGTAGTGAAGGTGCCTGACTCATCTTTCACGGTCAGCACCTTGGTCGAAGCAGACCAGGACACTACCGTGGCAGTAGCCGCACTGGTCTGCCCTGTCACTGTGCTAGTGGCTGTAAAGGTGCCCGTGTCAGAGGTGAGGGTAAACTCACGGGTGCATTGTATGGAGTCGGTCTTATGTAACCACCACCAGGTCGCTTCGCCTGCTAACTGTTGCAAGGTCGCATTTAAGTATAGCCGCGCAGTGGTTTGAAAATCTGTATTCGTAGTGGAGATGCCTACTCTTGCCAGGGCAGTCTTGATGCACTCTATAACTGTCATATCAGATTAGTCCATGATCCTGCTTCATACCCCTGGAATTTATTTGTAGAGGTGTTATATACCAGCATTCCATTGGATGCCGTGAGCGCATCTCTTTGTGTGGTGGTCAGAGTGGGCACACTGAACGAGTCAGACAAGTCCAATGTGCCCACATCAGCTGCACCAAAATTAGCCGCCTCACCGAAGACTGTAGCAGCATTCACGCTGCCCGTAACAATCTGTTCGCTACGGTCTTTCACTCAACTGCCACAGCTGCCAGTGTTTCGGCATCTACGCCCATACGTTCCGCTGAGCGTGACGAAAAGGTTTGTCCATCCTCCCATTGCTCTAACCAATGAGCAATAGCAGCAGGACCTTTTTCAGACACGCCCTGTGGAGGCACGGGAACGAAACCAGGCTTTTGAAAAGTCCCACCTCCATGCGCGGCCAGCACCTGTGCTGCATCGGCATTGGTCTGCTTGCGCGGTGCCTTCACGGCTGACGCAACCCCTAACGCTTTTCGAATCTTCTCTTTCTGCGATTCGGAAGCACGTTCAAGTAGGTCAACAATCGAAGGCTCTTCAGGTGACTCCATTACAGCCACTGCTTCCTGGGGGGGTAAAAAGTCTTGGGAAGCATCGTCTACAGGGAGAGGATTTTTTCGTGGTCTTGCCATGATTTCCTCGTAGTAAAATGAGTAGGGGGAGTATTCCCCCTACTCACAAATGTTAAGCAGGCAGATTCAAATACACTGCCGACTGCTGATTATCAACAACATCACCGTATGCCAACGTGCCAACCTGGTAGCTCAGATCATTGGCAGTCCCTTCCGCTGCGGCCTGCGAAGGCTGCACGGACCCCCCGTGATTCACCGAAGGAACCACAGGCCTACCTGCATGAACATCTGTTGCAGTTAAACTGTTGAGGTCAAAGCGAACACAAGCAATGCCGCTGGTTTGTATCCAGCCGTAATAGGCTGAAGTCAAACCACGAAAACTAACCCCAACAGGCATCGTATCAGAGTTGGCATCGGTGGTTGCCGCGCACGTTATCACCTTACGAAACGCTGGCGCAATGATCTGAAGATCAGTCGTTCCGCTTGCGACTGCTGTATGCAGTGGATCAAAAAGAGTAAACTCCACCGCATTGCTGGACTCAACGCCGTGCGACTTGATCTTGTAGCTATAGTATTCGCCAGTACCATCTATAGTCATCAGGTAGCTACCTGCCAACTCATTTACAGCATCTACACCCGAAAGAGCCGATGCAGTGATGGTGATGACAGTAGCGCCTGCAGCTACAGGACTGATCGTTGCGTCATCGAACTCAGCGATGTTGCCAGCGCTAAAATCCTGAGCCACCAGATGCCCTGCCGTAATCGCTGCACCAGCTTGCGTGTAGCGAAAAACGCGACCATCGGAAAACTCAAGTTTTTCACCCAAGTCATACTTGGCAGTGGAGGACTCTTCAAAGAGTCCCTGGCCTGCGTGACTGCCTATGCCAGTTCCACCGATACGGTTGATACCGTAGTTATTGTTTTGAACTGTTTGTGCCATTGTTCTTGTACCTTTCCCCTATGGTCAGGGTATGAATAGTGGGCATTGGCTTGCCCCCCAGGTTGTTTAGACAGTCGTGGAAGTGGAGATGTTGTACAGCACGCCCTGCCGCCTGCGATTGTTTGTCATTAGCTGACAACCGAATAAGATAAATCCGACTTTGGCCTGCTGTGAGGCAGGCTCTTTGAAGGGAGTCTTCGCAGCGTTCAGACCTTCCTGCAGTCGGAACTTGAGGTACTTATCTTGGATCATAAACAACTGATGCGTACCTGCAGCACCAGGTGAGTCACGATCCACGATGAACTCCGTGCCTCTAAACGTGGCGTTCTTGGCACTGCTGCCAATCGCCTGTTCAGACGCAGAAGTGAAGCGATAGTACCCCGTGCCTTCGAAGATTGCCTCGTAATCCCCATATACGCTGTAGTTCGAAATAATATGGGAAGGCGTATCGTTCCCCTCGGAAACCTGGTTCCGAAGGTCGCGCATACCCAAGATCCCGTTATACATATCGGTGGACGCTTCTTTCACCGAAAAATCTTCGGTGCCATACGTAGCATTGTAATCGACACGCTTGTTGTCCCACCACGTATTCGTGCCCGAATCGACACTGTGAACCGTGCCACCTGCACTGGTCGAAGCAATGTCTTGCAAGCCGACAATAGACTTACCAGACTGCGCACCCAACAAGGCTGAGTTGATGGTGGACATGCTGCCCGTCATCGCCTGCTCGGTCTTCGCAGTGAGCAGTTTTATCGCCTTA